TGCACCGGCAAATGGTTATCCTTCTCCACCAAACTTAGAGTTCATCAAAAAAGTAGGTGTTCTTAAAGGTACTGATACAAAATTTGAACTAATCCAAAACTCAGATTATTTCTCAATGCACGATTCAGTTGACGGAGTAATTGCATTGGCTTGGGAAGTAGATTATTTGGGTGATACAAGATTAGTTTTTTCTTTTGGTGAAGAAGAGACTTCAGTAAAAGATAAACTTTATGAAAAAGATTTAATTCTTGCATTTGAAAAAGAATTTGTTTATGAAAACTAATAAAAAAGCTCTCAAGTTAATTGAAATGGGACTTAGTCCTAAAACAGTTCTTAATTTACAAGAATCTGAAATCACCACCTTATTTAAAAAATTTGGTTTGTCTGAACAAGGTCTTGTTGTTGTTAAAAAGGGTACTGACCCTACAGAAATCAAAAATATGACCGATAAAGGAATCAATGTTAAAGTTGAAACTGAAATGACTGAAGATGAAGAGGACCCTATGGACTTTGAAAAAGGTCAAAGGACTCAAGACCCACATCAAGTAGGTCCATCTACCGATGACGGATATAATGATTATGGTGACGGAATGCCAACCGAAAGTCAAATGACAGAAGGAAATAAAAAAACAAAAGATAATGCTTGGGCTATTTGCACATCACAATTAGGGAAACAGTTTAAAACAACTGAAAGAAGTGAGTGGAGTGCAAAACAAAAAAACAAGTATGAAAGGTGTGTTAAAGATGTAAAACAATCTTTGAAAGAAGGAAAAGACCCTTACATTTCTTTAATTGAAAAAGAAATTGTATCTTTGGTGGAGAGAAATCTACAACCAAAAATGACCAAAGGAGATTTTATGAAAATGTTATCTGAACAACCCACTACCGCACCTACAAAGCCGGACGTTAAACCTGGTGTTAAACCTGGTACAAAACCAAGAACAAGACCTGCTCACCCAGGAAAAAACCCTAATCCGGGTGAAAATCCCGCACCTAAAGCGGCTGACAAAGAGAAAGCTAAAGAGGATGTTATCCAAGTAATTATGAAACTTTTGAAAAATGGCAAATAAGAGAATTAAAGAACAGATTGATTATGGGGATTACCCTGAAAGAATGGACCCAAGTCTTGAAAGAAAACTTGGTGACCCTGAAAGTCCATATGCAAAAAATCCTGCATTAAGACGTTCTGAAAAAGACGTTCAAAAACTCGTTACTAACCGTTTTAAACAAGTTGTCGATAAATTACGTACAGTTACAGGTAAAGATACTTTGGTTACTCCACGTAACTTATTTCAAATGTTACAAGCAGAATCATTTAGAATGGTTCCTCAAGTTTGGAGAATAGAGCAACAACATATTGACGAGTTAAAAAATTTAGCTCTACAAGCGTGTCTTGAGGAGTCCGAAATGCCAATGGATTGGTTTAACTTCGATTTACATTTAGGTGAACAAATCAATGTAAATAACTTCCGTATGGAGGCTGAAGAAATTGATGATGAGGTTGAAGAAGAAATTGAACAAAAATTAGAAATGTCTTCTTTCGATGCAGATGTAATGACTGATGAAGAATTACTTGAACTTGAAACTCATAAAAGAAATATCATCAATGCTGTTATTCAAGGGGCGGCTAAAAAAGGTCACTATATTTTCCAAAAACCATCTGTAAGAAGAGCACTTAACGCTATCAACCCACAACTATACGATGCGTACTTGTTAATTATGTCTGTAAATGACTTTAACTACTTTACAGATGAAAGAGCAATCGAAATTATGAGTCAAACAGGACAAGGTGTTGGTGGAAAAGTTGAATTACAAGATAATAGTGATGATGATGAAGGTGGAGATGAAGGTGGTGAGGAAAAACCCGATACTACAATCTCGGCTTGGGGTATGTTATTCCCAATCCTTTGTCACGAAATTTTAAAAGGTCTTGAAGAAGCTAAAGGTCGTTATGGATTACCACAAGACCCTGTTATGAGAGAAAAAGTTTTGGGTCAAACTGATACACTTCCTATGGAGGCGTGGTCATTAAGAATTGGTCCTCAAGTTATTGAAAAGATAAGATTTTCACTTCCTGATGAAGTATTTGAGGAGGAGAATAAAGGTATCATAAACTGGTTCCAAATGGAACTTTACAAACTTCCTGCTGACGAATTCCTTAGACTTATTGGAGATGTAATTTCAGAGGATAAAGACAGAAATAAGAAAGCCACTGATAAATTCCGTGATTTGATGAACACCGCCTTCAAAGTAAAAGAAGAATACGAAAGTTACGATGAAAATGAAGATGGTGGTTCAGATGACAATGACGATGATGATTTTGATGATTTCTTAGCAGGACTTGGCTTAAGCCGTCCTAAATAATGAGTTTAACAAAAGAACAAGTTTTAATAGAGTATAAGAAGTGTATGAAAAGCACTCCTTATGCTCTTAAAACATATCTACAAACATACGATAACACAGTATCAAAGTATGTTCCCTTAGAATTATTTAAAGACCAGGTAACACTTGTCAACGATTACGAAATGTACAATGAAAACATTGCGTTGAAATATCGTCAGGCGGGTGTATCTACGGTTACTGCAGGTTGGGCGAGTAAACGATTAGCGTTTGCTCGAAAAGAAAAACCTGAAAAGATTCTTATTATTGCCAATAAATTAGAAACATCTGTAGAATTTGCTAATAAAATTAGAGCTTTTACGGAACAATGGCCGAACTGGGTTGGTATTGGGTTCTCAGGTGAAAAAAACTCTGCCAGACACTTTAAATTAACTAATGGATGTGAAGTTAAGGCGGTTGCAACATCTAAAGATGCCTTACGTGGATATACCCCCACGATATTAATATTTGACGAGGCGGCGTTTATTGAGGCTGACAGTGATTTCTGGGCGGCTTGTATGGCGTCACTATCTACGGGTGGTAAAGTTGTTGTAATATCAACACCTAACGGATACGACCCGATTTACTACGAAATTTACGACCAAGCACAAAGAGGTATGAACGACTTCAAAATCACGCCAATGTATTGGTTCCGTGACCCTCGTTATACCAAAGATTTGTATATGGTTAAATGTGAGGATATTGTTCATTATTTGTTAAATAAGGAAGAATACCCCAAAGACGTTGTAAGACAATTACCCGATGAAAATCCATACGACAGAGATATTGAACTAATTCAAACATATATGGGACAAGGATATAAACCTTGTTCAAGTTGGTTTGAGAGTATGGTTAAAAAACTCAAATACGACAAACGAAAAGTAGCTCAGGAATTGGAATGTAACTTCTTAGGTTCGGGTGACAACGTATTTGATTCTTTATTGACACAAAAAATATCGGATAATGATATTATAGAACCTACGGCCAAATTAATGGCAAACCAAATATGGATTTGGAAAGAACCTGAAAATAATCACAAATATGTAATGGGTGTAGACGTATCAAGAGGAGATTCTGAAGATTTCTCTTGTATTGAAATTATTGATTTTGACTCAAGAGAACAAGTATTTGAATTTGTAGGAAAGATTCCACCTGACGTGTTAGCAGAAGTTGCTTACAAGTGGGGAACAATGTATAATGCCTTATGTATTGTTGACTTAACGGGGGGTATGGGTGTTGCCACATCAAGAAGATTACAAGAATTAGGATATAAGAATTTCTATTTTGATGGTGTTGATTTAACCAACAAATGGAAATATGACCCTAAACAAAATGAAAAAATTCCTGGAATTAATTTTAACTCAAAAAGGGTACAAATTATTGCGTCATTTGAGGAAGCGATAAGACACGATTTTAAAGTTAGGTCAAGTAGATTATTGGGTGAGATGGGAACATTTGTTTACATAAATGGTAGACCTGACCACCAAAGAGGACATCACGATGATTGTATTATGTCAATTTCGATGGCGTTGTATGCTGCTGAAGCGGCGTTCCCTTCATTGACTAAAGTGGTTAATCACACTAAAGCGATGATTGATTCTTGGTCCACAACGGTAAATGAACATAAAGATAGTTCACAATATTTTAATCCGTCAATACCACAATTTCCGAATCAACAACAACATAGTAGGAATTATGAGCCCTCTAAAAATGATTATGAGAAATATAAATGGCTGTTTGGTTCTCGATAGTATTTATATTCAGACTAGTTTGAATAATTTTATAGAGTATGGCAGAAAATAAGCAATTTACAGTTTGGCAAAGATTAGGTAGAGCCTTAGGTCCTGACGCGTTAATGAATCAGGATTTCCCTGTATTTAAGTTTGATAAGAAAGAACTTTTAAGAACTACCGATAAAGCCGAATATGAGAAAGAAAAATTACAAGCGAGACAGACCGCTTATTTAGCCTCTCAGTTCACCAGAGTTGAAAGTAACTTATACACCCAAGCGGTATATTATCAACCAAATAGATTAGCATCTTATTATGACTATGAATCTATGGAGTATACCCCTGAAATTTCTGCAGCATTAGACATATATGCCGAAGAGTCAACAACACCAAACGAAGATGGTTTTGTATTACAGATTTACTCAGAATCAAAAAGAATTAAATCAGTTTTAGCCGATTTATTTAATAATAATTTAGATATAAACACCAACTTACCTATGTGGACAAGAAACACTTGTAAGTATGGTGATAATTTCGTTTACCTAAGATTAGACCCTGAAAAAGGTGTTGTTGGATGTGTCCAACTTCCAAACATTGAGGTTGAAAGGGTTGAAAGCGGTCTTATGGATGGTTCTGTATCTCCAAATATAGGTAACGATAATGTTAAGAATAAAGGTTTGAAATTCTATTGGAAAGAAAAAAATATGGAGTTTCAACCTTGGGAGGTTGCTCACTTCAGATTGTTGGGTGATGACCGTAAATTGCCGTATGGTACATCTATGTTGGAAAAGTCCCGTAGAATTTGGAAACAACTTCTATTATCGGAGGACGCGATGTTGATATACCGTACTTCAAGAGCCCCTGAACGTAGGGTCTTCAAAGTATATGTCGGAAATATGAACGACGATGATGTTGAAGCTTACGTACAACGTGTTGCCAATAAGTTTAAGAGAGAACAAATTGTTGACTCTAAAACAGGTAACGTAGATATGAGATTTAACCAAATGGCTGTGGACCAAGATTATTTTATTCCGGTTCGTGACCCTGCATCACCAAGTCCAATTGATACTTTACCTGGCGCTCAAAACTTATCAGAAATTGCGGATATTGAATATATTCAAAAGAAACTCGTTACCGCACTTCGTATACCAAAAGCATTTTTAGGATTTGAAGAAACTGTTGGTGATGGTAAAAGTTTGGCGTTGATGGATATACGATTCGCAAGAACTATCAATAGAATTCAAAAATCTATGGTTCAAGAAATGAATAAAATTGCGATTATTCACTTGTTCCTTTTAGGTTTTGAAGAAGAGATTTCTAATTTTGAATTAGGATTAACAAACCCATCAACACAAGCAGACCTTCTTAAGATTGACATTTGGAAAGAAAAAATGTTATTGTATAAAGATATGGTTACTGACCCAGGAAATGGTATCCAACCAACTTCATCAACTTGGGCTAAGAAACATATATTCCAATGGTCTGACGAAGAAATTAGAGTTGATTTATTACAACAAAGACTTGAGAAGGCGGTTGGAGAAGAACTTAAAAATACACCAACAGTTATTTCCAAAACAGGTATTTTTGATACTATTGACAAACTTTATGGTAACAAACAAGGTAACTTACCGGCAACAGGTCAAGAACCTGCTGGTGAGACTACAACACCACCTCCAGGTGAAGATATATTCGCAGGTGGAGGCGGTGGTTTTGAGACCGCACCTGAAGCGGGTGGAGAGGTCCCACCACCACCGGCACCTGAAGCTGGCGCGCCAGAGTTAGCTCCAGAATCCAAAATGGATAGAGATATGAATATCCTTTTAGAGAGTGATATGTATGGTAACAAATTTTTAGATTTAGGTGTTGGACAACAAAGTTTAGGAAAAATGGGTGAAGAACTTGATAAGTTGCTGAATTCGTAATATTTATATGAAAACCCCTAAAAATGACATTTGGACAAATAAAATCGGCAATTGAAAAGAGTCTTGTAGAATCCTACAAGAACCAATCAGACTTTAAAAAAACTTTAAGAGAATTCAAACACAATATTCTTGAAAATAAATCATTTTCAAAATTATATTCTATCTATGATGACCTTTATAAACCACAAGGATTATCAAAGGAAGACGCCGAGTTATTTTTAAATGAAGGTATTGAGATTGTTAGACACTTAGTTGATAAAACTCAGTTACCAAACGGGGTTGGTATCTCTGAAAATGTATATTCGGATTTAGATAATTTAGTATATTTCAAAAACGTAAATTTATCTGAAAGAGTTCAGTCCAAAAAACGTATCATAGAAACTTTAATGAAAACCAAAACTAATGTAA